AACAAGTACTCCAACATATCCAATTACAACAACCACAACTAACATCCGCTCTACCATAACTACCATTTAAATTCATTATCGCAGAACCTTCAACAACCTCATTCGGTACATAACCTTCATTATTGGAATTAATATTATATAAATTAACTGAATCAATTGTTAAATAATTTGGGTCAACACTTCCCGGAGGATTAACCATTCTTGGAATTCTAGTGAACCAATTATTACCACCTCGAACTGAAAACCCCTGTATTGTTGTTTTTCCCGCGCTAGTAATTGAAGGAGTTGTCATTCCTTGATTACCACATTGTATTGTAAAGTTAGTTGTCGACCTATTATCTAATTTAGAATAATAACTTATTAAATTAGAGTTAAAACCGCTATATCTCGCCGCTAAGTATGTTAAGGTTGGCACTTCCTCCATACTTTCATTATATTGTAATGTCATTCCTGACACATCAACAGGTTGTGGTGTAAACGTAAATGAATCATAATATAACTTATTACCCGAATATTGGTCAGAGGCAAGAGCGTTACCCGCAGTAATACCATTTAACGGTATTTGAGGGTAATCAGTTGATGAATGACTAGTATTTAAAAATTTACCTTGTATAGGTATATTCATCCTACATTTAGTCGTAATTTTCCTATCACTTTCGTTAGTAAATCCAAATAACCTACCTAAACCATATTCAATCTCTATTTTATCAGTATATGGGTCAACACCTCGATTTAAAATAATAACACCCATTAAGTCTCGGTTTTTAATCGAATTAGCGGCTTTTAAAACCATTGGAGTTGGGTTACTAAGCCCTCTGGTATTACCATCCGTCCATATCATTTGATATAATGAAGTTTTATTACTAATATATCTATTATTTAATGAGGTATACCCTAACCCACTAGTTGTAGATGGATTACACATTCCTGTAAATGACCCATAAGTCATTCCCGTTATAACTTGAAAATATTCCACATCTGTTGGAAATCTATAAAGATAATTATATTTAGTATTACCTGTTAAATTTATAGTATATGTCGGAACTTGGGTTCCTGTAACATTACCACTACCATTTGGATTAGCATAAGGAACGTTTAAACTAATCTGTCCCGTAGCTGTGGTCCCTGTTAATGGTGGTACCAAACCAGTAGTTCCGGTAATTGCATAATTACCCGCAAGATTAATTAAAGGACTATTTAAATTTGGGTCTTTACTAAATGACGGGTTTTGAAACGCTATCATTTGACCTGAAACATATTTTTTAAGACTTGATTTATCACAAAGTATTACAATAGTGTTATCGTAATGTATTTGATTAGCCGCGGTATTTACCGTTGGTTGATATTTAACACTAATTCTGTTTACACCACCACCAGGATTATCTACACTAGAGTTGAAATATTTTGCTTTAACATTGAATAAATTAATCCTGTCCGCTATTGGTAACGCAGTTGTTACCCAAACAGACGAATCAGTTCCATTGTTTACTAAATATGGTGATGGTACACCATAACCAGGATTTGCCGACTCCCCATCAAATTGTTTACCAGCGAATTGAGTGGCAATCATAGACCTAGTTCCCGCATCCCTTAAATCGTAAGGACCAAATGGACCCGCATTAATAAAATTACTTGAGGTATTACCTGTTTTCGGAACTTTAAACCCACCCAATGATGATAAAATAGAAATCGGTTTACCTATAGTAAGTGCTGACGCCGGAGATTCATCTAAAACTATATATGAACAAGGAACTATATCTTCATTACCTGTCTCCAAATCAGCCAACCCATTATCTTCATCCGGATTTTCGTCAACACCTTGACCTTGATTACAAGCACACATACTACATTCAGGGTAGGTTAATATTGGTACCTGTATACCCACTAAATTCATTTTCCATAACTGAAGTAAAATATAAACTAAAAGAGCTACAATTATTAGATATAAGAATCCCATCGCAAAAACACCCGCACTAAATGTCGCACCAAACCCATAACTAAATGCTCCAATAAACGAATTAACGGATAATATACCATAATAAATAATTAAATAAGGTATGTAAGCTACCCTTAATATCCATATCACAAAATAAAGTAAATGTAAAAGAAGTATTAACGCAAAGAAAACCGGTGTCAAAATTATACTTAAAAACGAAAATAACACATAAAAGAAATCAAATCTAAAATACCCATCATTTGTTGGGTATCTATTATTTTCACTTTCACACGCTTCGTCTAATATGTTTTTAATTCCTGTAAATTGTTGATAACCTCCCCCACGATGTTCCCCAATAAATTGAGATACAGTATAAACTTTATTATATTGCATAAGATAAAATTTATCTTTACAGTCTATCGCCTCCTGTAACATTGTATCATCACTTAAATCCCAATAATCATCCCAATCAAGACTAAACGCATATGATTTTTGAACACCACTAGACCATTGTTTAATATTTGGAACTAAATAATAGGCTCTTTTTGTTTGAGCAGAACCTGATGGTGATTGAGCCCACTTTACTTTAAACCTATATTTACCTTTTGTTGGAATACCTTTATCTGGGTCAGGAGATAAAACTTGTTCACCAAATTCATTAGTTATGTAATAATCTAAATTCATTGGGACATCCACTAACCAAGTTCCTTGTGTGTCGATAATTGTACCACCACCCTCTAAACCATATGATTCAAGTATAGGTCGACCATTCACATCATTAAAAATTGTTTGTCTAATTGCCAATATCTCACCCGGACCGGTTGTTAGATTACACAAAAACCCGGAATCTCTTGTTGGTTTACAATTTCTTCTAATAGCGTTACTATCAGTATCAGAAATTATTGACCCCATAAAAATAGCCGTAGGTCGTATATCAATATTAGCCTCACCTGTTAAATCAAAATCTGTTCTAGTTATACCTAAATTACATATTTCAGGTTGACCCCACAATGGTTCAATTTCAATAGTTCTTTTAAAACTAACAATTTGAGGTAATTCCCCTAAATTAGATGAAGACCTAAACTTGGTACCATCTACTTGATTTTCGGTTGCAACACCCATTCTAATTAAATCCTGAGGGGATAATGAGAATTCCCCAATGTCAGATAAGTCAACATCAACAACTATTGTGTGAGACCCAACAGGGACACCAAAAATCATATAGTCACCACTTTGATTGGTTATTGCGTTATATTTGTAGTATTTGTCATAAATTTCACCAAGAACAGGACTTAATAATACGTCTCTACGAGTAAAAAAGGTACCAGTTGGTACGTGAGCACTATAAGATGGTTTATAAGGTAAAAGATTGTATCTATAACCATCATCATTAACATCATACAGATTAGTGTATGGGTATATATTTGAAATTACGGGGTCTTCTTTATCAATAGCATCTAAAGGAATGAAGATTGATACTTTAGCATTTGGGATACCAAAACCATTGTTTACACTAACTCTACCCACAACAACACCATAATCGGCACATTGTCGTGTGTAGATATCACTTTGAAGGATTTTTAAGGATAGAATTTCTAAATACTCGAACTCTTGGTCAATCATCACCTTTAATGAGGTGTCTACACCGACTTTAGTTCTTATTCTATAAGAATTTGACATATGTTATCTTTTTTAATAAATAGTTTATACACTATTTTTAAAAGATAATTCATTATTATTTAAAATAAATTATTATGAGAAATTAACCGTTTTAAGATTTTTAACTCTAATATTAATATCTTTGTTAGAATATCTAATTTGATAACTTTGGGTTGGTTCCGCATAAATGGTTTCATCAATTAATTCAATTTGTCTTGTTGTTGGGTCTGAATACCTTTGTGATGTTTGAGATGAAGAATATTGTCCACCAACATTGTTAAAAAATTGTACGTCAGATATAGTTATAACCCCATTTTCATTTTGTAATAATCTTTTTAAATCTGAAACGTTAACGTTTTGACCCATTTGTCTATTTGACGGACTAAAATAATCAGAAACCACCGTTATTAATTGAGATATAACAGTTCCTTGATTTTGAGAGTTATCCAATACAACATCCACATTTACACTTAAATCAATTACGTTAGCACTTTGAACTGAGACGTAATCATTTATCATTCGATAATTGGATAAGTAATTTGCAACATTATTTTTTAAAGTGTTTGAAACAACCTCTGTTAATGCCCCGGATTCATCATACGATAACATCTGTACAATGATTTTATTGTTGTTTTCTGTAATTGAAACTTTTGCGGGGGCTCCATATTGAGATGGCATCGTTCTAATAATTGACTCATAGTCATTAACCGTAACCGCTCTATTTTGAGAAGAAAAATTATAAGAAACTAAATTTCTTACTTCTTCCGTTGTTGGGAAGTCAGCTCCACCTATCGCAGCCACAACGTTTGTACATCTTAATGAGTTAACTACTGTCGTATTCATACTCTCAGAAGGACCATTAACAAAAAATGATATTGTACCTACTTGAGTAATAGTATTAACACCTAAGTTACTTCCTGTACCACCACCAACTCTATATTGAACAAATAGTGTTGTATTTGCTTTCAACGTACTACCTAACCCTAAATTATTTGAGTATTTGTTTAAATTTAACATAAACCCATTTGCCGCGAATTCTCTTAATTGTTCATCAGCAGATTGATTACCCCCACCAAATGTCATTTTTAAAAACCCTTCAGGTGTGAATTCCGAAATAAATTTATTACTTGTCTGTACGTATTTTCCAACTTTAATACCGGGACTATCCGATACTTTTGTCGGGTCTTCCACAAATACTCGGTCTTCCGCTAATGCTTGAACCTCATACCATTTATTATCAGTACCTAAAAATTCTTGAGATGAAGGTACATTACTATATTGTGTCCCGTCTTTTAATAAAACTCCGGTAATACCTAATACATTTTTTTCAGGTAAAAACAATTCATAAAAAGGTTTAACATCGTTTGGTGTAACAACTTTTTTAAATACTTTAGTCAACCCGTTAACAACAGTTTCTCTCTTAGTTATAGTGTAATTTAATAACTTATTATTTGAATCAAAATTTGGTATTTTTAATCTATTTGGAAATCCTTCAGAATTAATCGGTGACGCGAAATCAATTTCATATACTGTTTCAAAAACTTGTCCTGCTCCATTAAATTGAGAACCTCTTCTCAATACCCCACAATAACTTAAATCTTCTTTATCACCATAAGCCGGTACTGTGATTGAAAAGTCAACTAAAGAAACTGATGGTCTCATTCCCGGTATTTTTAATCCATAAGTTTTTGCAATGTTAAATACTGATGACCTTTGTTGAGCATATTGTAATACTGTTTCTTGGATACTTCTATCAATATTAAATTGTAAGTTATCTGTTACCGCAGCATTAAGGTCTAATAAAACCGAGAATACTGACGCGTCATTAAAATTCTGAACAGTTTCAGGATAATAAGTTTTAGTAAAATTTATAAGTTCCGTTCTTATTGATTGGAAATCTCTAGTTGTATATGAAATCTTTTTATTAGCCATAATATTATATATTAATTATTACAAAATCACTAGAATTAAATACGTCATCTGTAATAACATAATCAATTCTAACTTTAGCGGTATGTTCTAATTGAGCAATACCAGGTACTCTAAAAACTCTATCATTTTCACCATTAATATAAGACCCTTTATCCTCTTGACCATCTGACGCCGCAGTTATATTAATACTTGTAAGTTTTAAATTTGGCATATATAGGTCAACAGCATCACGTATTTCAGATTCTATTTGTGAAAACGTAGGTGCGTCTAATGGGTCGAAAAGAAATTCATATAATCTTGTTCCAAAATCCGGTAAATAATATCTTGTACCTTTTCTTGTTAACAAAAGATGTATTAAATTATTTCTAATTTCTTTTTCCGTTGTGTTTGATAAATCTAAATATTTCCCCTCAAAAGAATCTCTGAAAGGAAAAGTTAAACCGTATGTTGTTCCATCTGCCATAACTATAAATATAGTGTCGTCACTATTTTTTATAAATACCCCCAAAATAAAAAATCACGACCAAAGTCGTGATTTATATTCTTATTAAGAACCACATCCGAAACATTCAAATTCCGTATCTGTTGGTTTTTGTGTTAAATCAACTGTTGGTTTTTCAATCGGTTTTGATTGACCAACTTTTGAGATATCAACCGCTAAGTGTTTAGCTCCGGTTGATATCGCCTTTGTTCTAACATAATAACAAAGAGTTTTCAATCCTTTACCCCAAGAATGGAAGTGTGATGACGAAATCTTTGATAATGTTGGGTTAGACATATAGATATTCATTGATTGTGATTGGTCAATGAATGGTGCTCTATCGGCTGCCATATCAATAAGTTCTCTTTGAGATATCTCCCAAATTGTTTTGTATTTTGGAATTAAATGTTCAATTCTTTTAACTTTTTTATTGTAATTCTTATCTTCTTGGTCAAGATAATTATTAAAGTTAATATTTTGAATTGACCCTTCATTCATAATGATTTCATTTTTCAAATCTTCAGACCAAATACCTATTTTCTCAAAATCACTAATTAAGTATTTATTAACAATTAAAATTTCTCCACCAACTACACGACGATTAAATAATGCCGAGTGAGCCGGTTCTGTCATTTCAAATGAACCTGTAATCTTAGCAGAAGA